CAAAGAAGTTAAACGAGAAGCCCGGTTCTGCCGTTGATAGCGCTTGTCTAACATTTGTTTTGAAAACATCTCCTGTATCTCCTGTTTTCCAATAGTTAAGTAACCACTCCGTATCGTAGTTCACACTTACATTAGTCATATCAAGAGGTGCGATAAAGTTAAAGTCTTGTTCCTTTACCTGACCAATAGAGAAGCCTGTTGTACCTACCGGCATATCATACCAGTTCTTTGAGGAAAGAAACTTATTAACATCAGGGTGCTTCCAGTTAAGGCTGGCATAGATAGCAGACCTGCGACTACCACCCTGCATGACCCTGCGGCCAATTTCGTTGACCATGAGCATCTTAGGAATAGGACCAGAGGACAGCCCACCAGTACCATTAAGGATACGCCCCTCCTCACGATACACAGAGTAGTCAATACCAATACCACCGCCTGTCATAAGGCAGGACTCAGACTTCCAAGATATGTCTGCCCAATCTTCTCTAGTATCTTCTTCTGCCTTAAGCAAGTAACAGTTATTAAAGAACTTGTTAGGACGCCCCGCATAATATAAATAACGTCCACCCGGAATAAACTTAAGGTCTGTGATCAAACGTTTAAGGTGATCCTTCTCATCCTCTGTCATAAGATCTTGGCACACATCTTCAACTAATGTTGACGCCAGAGAATCCCATGTCTCACAACCATGATGGGCATACTTATGCTTAAAAATATCTTCACTAAACTTTGAACGAAACATGGGATTTTCGTTCGACCTAAACTGCGGCATGTTATTCTCCTTTCTCTTTGTATTCTAATTCTAATATCAACTGTGCGTAGTGGATTGCTTTTTCTATATCTTTCTTACCTTCTCCTTTGGTACGATGCCTAGTTATGTATTTTATTACATTACCCTCAAAGTAGTCTAGATTATTTGCATAGATATATTCTACTGGCTGGATGCCACAATCTTTATAATGCTTACCACCAACTTGTTTATCAAGTGCTTTGTTTTCTTTCATGCGTCTTATATAATATCCTCTTGCGCTTTCATATACAGTTTCTAGACAGCTTGCTTCGTCATGTGAGGCTACTGAGTTTTCGTCTGAGTTCATGTATGTTCTCCAATGTAACTGTTTTATTTTTCAAAGAAACAAGTAATTCTTTTTTTAACATTGTCATCTTCTGAGGTGATAACTTCGTAAGCAAAACTTCTAATATACTCAGGGTTTAAGCCAGCATTATCACAGATTTCTTCAAAATCTTCTGTCGTTACTCCAGAGGTTGTAAAAAACCAAGAGTATGCTAAAGATCTATTAATGGAAACACTAGTATCTGTTATAGAAGTATTTAGTTTTGCTAAATCCATAAGTGCTTGAAAGATAACTGATATATAAAGTTTTCTGTAGGAATTCTTTTTTAATGTGTGATGGCCCATGTCTTACCTACTTTATAATCACAATCTAATTCACATTTCATACTGAGTGTCCTTGTTGTTTCTTTAATAGCTTCTTTAGTTATATTACAAAAACTAGTTACATCTTTATTGTTAACTTCAAACTGATACTCATCATGTATGGAAGCTACTAACTTAGCATCTATATCAAATTGATTAATCTTTTTTATAATATAGATAAGCCATTGCTTACATACTACAGCACCTGCTCCCTGAATACAAGTGTTTAAAACAGCATGAGGATGTCGTATCTTTAAGTAACGTCCATCAAGTCCTCTGATCCAGCCATTAGCTGCTTCTTTTTGTTTCCTGTCCCGTAATCCTTTGAGTGCTGGTAGTCTAGTTAAGAATCTATCAATCAATTCTATTCCTTCTGATGCATCAGCCCCGACTATACTACCAATTTTAGCAGGGCCAGCCCCATATAAAAATGCAAAGATAAATGTTTTAGCCTGATCTCTATTGTCCAATCCTATAAGTTTCATATTTGCAGTATGAATGTCACCTGTTAATATTTCTTGTATATACTCTGCGTCCCCCATCATATGTGCAAGACACCGTAGCTCTAAACTAGAGGCATCTGTACCTACCAAGGAATGTGTTTCTGTATTACTAATAGTCCATAGATCTCTACACTCCTTACCATAGGGACTATACACAGCAGGAACTTGTGCCATATTGGGGCTGTGATGTGCCATTCTTCCGGTAATAGTCTTTAATGTAAGCACTCGTCCTCTTACTCTATCATCTGAATCACATGCTTTTAACCATGCCTTTAAAAGTCCTGTTCGTTTTTGTAATAAGAAAAATCTACTAAACATTTTAGCTTCTGGTAACTCACAAGTATTTAAAGTTTTCTCATTAACAATTATGTTTCCTTTTTCTGTAAGTAATGTAGGATTCCATCCCTTTTCTTTAAGCCGTTCTGCAATTTGTTTACGGCTTGCTATATTAAAAGGAATGTATTTAGTTTTTGTTTTTAATTTAAGTTCAATAGGAGGAAATATTTCTTGCGTCCTTTCTTCTAGTTCTCTTTCCTCTTCTTCAAGTTTAGCTAATAAAATACTTGCATCACGTACTTTAAAAGCGAAACCGTTTTTCTGTTGTTGATCTAGTATCGCTCTAATACTATGCTCAAGTCTTATCGATTTATTTGAAAAGTTTTTACCTTCTTTTTCTAAGTGATGAGCAACCTTCCAAGTAAGTTCCGCATCACGGATACAATACTCCAACATCTCTTCACTGTATGAATCGAAGTCATTAAAGTCTCCTTTCTTATATCCAAAACGATTTCCCCATGCCGCAAGTGAATGACCACCTTCTCGCACAGGATTGAAAAGCTGTGATTCTAATAGGGTATCTCGCACTTGACTTACTTTAATATTACAACCGAGTAGCTTGTTAAGAAACGGGGCATCAAAAGACACCCCGTTATGCATTATAAATTGATCAACTTTATTGGACCACTCTACAAATTTCTTACACTCTTCTAGTATCCATGTTTTAACTTCTCCTGTATCATAATCTTTTGAAACAATGCAATGAATTCTTTTTGCATCAAGTGAATCTGTTTCAATATCTACAATAGCTCTCATTATAAAGTTACTAACTTAGCATCTTTAGTATTGATGTGATAAAACTTTTCTCCTTTACTAACGTTTCGATTAGAGACTTCTTTCACTTCACTTTTAGACACAACATCTCCTGATATAAACCATGCTTGCTGGCAATCATTTCTAAAAATTACAAAGGTTAATAAATCAGATGGAAACTTATTCAACCACCTGTCTACTAGCTTATGTTTTCTATAGGGAATACGGACTTCCTCCCATTTTTCAGACCACTCTCCTTTCCATGAGTATTTTATTTCTACTTCAAAGAAATAGTTTATAAGATTTTCATCTGTATCTTGAAGACGATTAGATACAATATCAAAAGACATTGTTTCTTTATCATCTATATTAATATAGTCATTCTTCCGAAGCCATTTTATCATAGCCTCTTTAGCTGTTGTATCAGCTACATTATATAATGCTTTATCAAAGCGTTTGGTCGTATTCATTAAAATCCTCTTCGTTGAGAGAGTCTACTTCTGACATCCTACCAGTTGTTGTATCATAATGCAAGCGACATGCAACACCTGTGTCACCAACGTATCTATTCTTTAAGACTCTGATCGTTGTGGTATTAGCTTCAAAATCATTGTCTGCCTGTTGATTTCTTTCCAAGGCTATCACACTATCACTAAGGTGTGCAATGCTGGCTGATCCACGAAGGTGTGAGAGTGTAACTTCTTTACCATTCTCATGACCATTGTCACCCATAGGGCGTCTCAGGTGACTGACAAGCAGCAAGGCTATCCCTGTTTCCTCCACAAGGGAACGTAGCTTGGTCATTAAGATATCGATAGATTTTCTTTCATCACCATTATCCTCTTGCCCAGACACTAGAATAGATAGGTGATCTAAGAAGATCCATTTAGTATCAAGCGCCTTTGCCATAAAACGAATACGATTTAATATCTCATCGTTACTTATACTTCCGAAGTGATCGAATGCATAAAATCTTTTAGTACCTATAGTATTTTTCTGCCATTCTTTTAACTGTTCTTTATCAAACTCATCTCTTACTTCTTTGATATACAGACGAGCATTGGCTTCAACAGACATTATATTAAAGACAGTGTTCCGGGTACTTTCTTCTAGTGCAAGCACACCTATATTATCTTCAGTGTTCTTTAAAATATGATGCATAAGTTCTCGCATGATACTTGACTTACCCATGCCAGCACCAGACGTGAAACAAACTAACTCTCCAGTACGAATACCAAATGTTTTCTTATTCAAACCTTCCCAAGGATAAGGACATGTGTAACAGAAATCCTCATCGTATAAAGAGTCTCCTAATGAATCGAGATTAATAATACCAGCCGGAGTATAAGGCTCTGCTGCCCACCATGTTTTAGTATACCTTTCCCTTTGATTCAACATCAGGTATTCATTAGGATCTTTAAGTTCAAGATTAACAATACGGCATTTGTTTGGCTCAAATATCTTAGCTACTTCTTCAGCAGCCTCTTTACCCTGTCTGTCACTATCAAAACAAAGTACAATATTTTCAAAGCTATTAAGATAATCAAAGGCTTGTTTACAATTATTAACCGCTGACTTACAGCCACTCTTAATAGAAAGAACAGGCCACCGTGAGCCTAGTAGTTCGTAAGCACTCATGGCATCTATCTCACCCTCACATAGGGTTACATACTTACCACCTTTAGGAAATAAATTCTGACCAAAGAGAAGAGCTTTACCTATATCTCCTTCTATCCAGAAATCTTTATTCTTTACCTTTCTAATCTTAGTAGCTACATGTTCACCTTTATCATCAACATATTGATAAACATGTTGGCTTTGTTTTTCAGTACCTGTATCCTTAACAAATGTTTTATATTTTTTTACGGTATCGAGTGTTAGCTTTCTATCTGGAATAGCAGCCAGATACCCAGCAGTTTTAAGAAGTTTAGTATCTGTTGTTTTGGGTGTGTTGTGATAATTTGTTTGGTTCATATAGTTCTTTTCTTCCTTGTTAGAAAAACGAGTTTCACATGAAAAGCAAAAGGAATGTCCATCTTTATGTTGAACATTCCCTTTAGTTGATCCGCATTCAGGGCATAAGCCCCTTGTTAACCAGCCTTCTGGCATTACCATTTTCCTTTGCTGAGTTTAAACATTTCATCACATATGGTTTTTCTATACGACGCTAGTTCCCTTTCTATAGATACTAATGTTTCAATTTTTGTAACTCTCTCCATATCTTTAAAGCTTTCTTCATAGATAAATATAAGAGCTTGTCTATCCTTTTCTTTTTTGACTGATACTATTTTCTCAGAGGAATTCATTTTGAAATAACTTTCTGTAACACATAAGAAAATCTAGGATCAGAACCAAGGTGATGCCAGAGTATCTTTCTATATTTAAGAGCAGTAGTACCTTCTATTAAAGAAGAAAAAGATTCTAAAATCTTTTCTTTATTCTTATTAATTACCACTAAGTTCCAAGTATTAAACATGTGTGAGCGACCCCCTCAAAAGAGGGGGGTTGCGAACATTAATTATAATCTTCGATATCATTTTGTATGTTAGTAAGAAAATCATGTTGATCTGCCATTATATCTTCTACTTCTTTTTTAGCAATACCCTTGGCGGTTTTAGTATCATAGCCTTCTTGTTGGTACTGCGTAGTTAGTTCCTTAAAGAGCTGGCGTCTTTCTTTTTGCCAAAAATTCTTATTGCTCATACCCCGTACTGCCTTCTTCCACGTCATTCCAGAACTGAGAAACATCATTGGAATCTGTTGGATTATAACCACACTCAATCATAAAGTCATGCAGTGCGTTGTAGTCTTCTCTGTTTGTTTTAAATTTTTGTTTATACTCTTCAAAATTTACTACGTTATTTTTAGTTAAAGATTCCCAAGACTTATCTATAGACATGCCCGCTGCTTTTTCTAAATCCTTTGTCAAAAGCTCTATCCTTTTATGTGATCTGTTTAGCTGTAGTTTTAAACTCGATAGTTGTTTAGTAAGTATCTGTTTTTCTTTATCAATTTCCTCCATATCACTTGCTCCTTTTATAGGTCTGGTAAATCGACCGCCAACATAATTATTATAATAGGCAAACAAATCAGTACCGTCAACTACTTTCGTAAGAACTCCTAACTTTATTTGATAGTGAAGCTCGTAGTACTTCATTGTTCTTTTGTTTTCGTATTGATCTATAAATTCAAATAAGAAATTCTTCTTCCCTATTTTTTCTATATCCTCTAACAAAGCTTTAGAAGATCCCATATATTCTTTCCAATTAGACACAACTTTTTTACCATTGCGTTTCATTGTATATTGTTTACAACCTATGTAAGCCTTCTTTGTTTTTTTATTTGTTATCTTATAGACAAACCCAAAGTATTTATCAGGATCAGGTGTAACTTTTTTAGTGTGTCTCCAGTGCATTAAGATTCTTTTATTTCTAAAACATCAGGTTCTCTTGCTACTTCAGTAAGATACTTTTTATTTTGTGCATAATTAAATACCCGAAGTCCTTTACCCCCATTAGAATCACTCCAACATAGTTGTTTATAGTCACAATAAACACAGCCAACAGCAAGCCTACGGTTGCCAGACTTACCATCAGGTATATCGGAGTAGCACTTATCAGGTAGGCTGTCACTACTAACCATCTCTTTAAGGTAGTTAACTCTTTCTTCAGCATTGATCATCTCCAAAGAATGTACAGGAGTTAAACATATCTCTCCTGTTGATTTATCAATAGCAAGAAAAGCTGCTTCATCTAAACCATTTGCTTGAGCATAGGCTGAGATCTGTGGAATATATCCAAAGGGATCATCATCATACACACGATTGTTTTTAAATTTCTCAAAGCCTCTACCCGAAGCACTCTTACAATCTACTAAGACATCATCTATGATAGCGTCTTGATGGCCCTTGACACCTGATACTAGAAGTTCTTTTTGTGTATCCCTTACAGAATGCCCGGAGACTTTTGTAAATAGAAGAAGAAGTTCTTCAAGGATATGACCGTATAAAAATTTAATTCTTGTGGAAGGGGGTAAGGGTGCAGCTTTATTTTTTTGATTAACATTATACCAAAGCTGTCTATCAGGTTTTCCTATAGCAGATAACCTAAGTTTATTATCTCTTTTTCTATCTTCAAAAAGAGCTGTTATTATTTGTTGACCAACTTCTGTGCAAAAAATTTGGACATGTTTATCTAATTCTTTTTTATCTATATCAGGCTCATCACCAAATAAATTATAGATGTCGTCAACTAAAGTTTTAATATTTTTTTTCATAAAGAAATGGGAGAGCTACAACTAGTAGCCCTCCCCCTTATAATGTTAAGAAGCAAAAGGAATGTCATCATCCGATGTATAACCAGAATCTACTACTTCAAAATCTTCCGAGTTATCTACAGCATAAGGAACTAATGTTACTACTTGGACTTTAGTTAGATCGGCACCCCGACCTACCTTTCCTTTATATTCCCAATCATAGGGACGATAAAGAACATTAACCTTTGACTCATTACCAATAAGAGTATTAAACATTGGTTCACGATTAGAATCAACTAAAGCAGGTGCTAGGTTAGTACCGTTTTTACCTTCAACCTTACGCTTAATGGTAATGAAGTCTCCACGATCATCATCTTTGTTTTTAATTGTTAGTCCATCAGCCTCTACTTTTGCACGGTTTTCAGCATCAAGAGCTACATCAATAGTCCAACAAGGTTCGAACGTAGTATTAGGAGCGCTCAAAGAAGCCCACCAAGCTAGTCCAGTTATATGAGTCATTGTAGTCCTTTCTATTTAATGACTATTAAGTTCTAACACACATCGTATATAGCTGTCAACAAAAAAATTACGCTGCCATTTCTAGTTCCTTCCATGCTGGGGAGATAAGCATTTTTGCTACCCGATCTTCACGCAATTTAACTTTAGGTTTGTTTTCTTTAACACCACTGGTTGAGTTACCTGAATAAAAAGTACCTCCATTTTTACCTGTCATAAGACTAGGATGAGAAGACCAATAAGTAGCAGCGTTGTAAACATTATATAGTGTACCTTCTGTGTTCGTACCATACTTTTGATAAGCGCCTCGTCCAGTAATATGGCGGCTCTCTTCGTCAAAGATCTTCATAAGATTAGAAAGCATAAGTTTATTACCTGCGTTCTCTCTCTTAACATTGTCTATCTTTTTAGCTAAGGTATCTTTAAAGAGTTCAATAACATTATCACGTTTTATAGGAGTGTTATACCATTTCTTTATCTGTTCCATACCATCACCACTAATATACTTAGTAGCTGTTCCAATCTTACCTGCAAATCCAAGAACATCAAAGTTCTTTGAGTGCCTACCGTACACGTAAGCAAGCTTGTTACCGGCAACAAGAGTATTCCAACACTTACTACGCCATACCCCCATCATTCCATTGTTAGCCCATGTTCTGTTGTGTGATGTACGAAAAACAAACTCAGGTACTACCAACTCAGTCTGTCCTTTACCTAACCAACCATCACCACCATCAAGATAGGTCTGTTGTCCCTCAAACCTAGCCTTCAACTCTAGCTGTGCACCTTCGTTAATAACTTCAATATCAAATTTTGTATCAGATAGATCAAGGCTTATAGATTCATCTTGTGAGGCAAGCAGTAAAGATTCTTCAATGCCTGTAACAATGTCTTTGTATTGAACAGGAGTATAATCTTTAGATACTATTGAAAGAACTTTACCCGTATCACTACGCCTAAGACCTACCCCAAGATCTTCTGGTATCTCAGGAATAATAAACTTTTCTACTTCAAATTCAATTTGATCGTGATTAAACATCTGCATTAGCTTATCCTTTAAGAGTTGTATAAGAGAGAATTGTCCCTCGAAGAAGGGGACAATTATCGATTCTTTTAACCATGTTCTTTATCTAACCAATCATCATAGTTATCTTGAAAAGATTTCAGTTCTGTTTTAATAAAGCTATTAACTTCTCCTACATTTAAATGTTTCTCTTGCATCTTCTTTCTAACTAAACTTAAAATCCAAGGATCATTACCATTAAAAGCATAGTCAATGATTTCTTTTTTAGATTTAAAGATTGGGGTTGTCATCTTAGTTCTCCATTAGATGTTGAGGTGTACACTATAGCTATCTGTATTACCGTATCTATCATGGTTTGATTTACAATTAGTACATATATAAATATTCTTTTCCATGATACTTTTCTCTCTACAACTTAAACAACTACGCTCTCTAAACTTTTTATTTTTCTTTACTAATTTTAATTTTAGCTGTTCTTTTCTAATATCTTTTGCCAGTGTTTCAAAAGATTTCTTACTAACTACTACCTTTGTAACTCCATTTCTATTGCGATTTATTATACCTATTATTACATTTTTAGTCAACTCTCTTGATGAATTCATTGCATATAGTTTTCTAGCTTCATCACTTTGAGATATAGATCTTGTATTCATACCACTGTTCCAACATCTTAAAACAAAATTAATAAGCTCGTATGAATTAGGCATCACGGTATCTCCTTATGTGTGTGAGTAGCCATCAGACTCGATACAACACCACATTCCATTCCAATATACTATGCTAACTTCTGGTATACCTAGCATGGATTTTACTTTACGTCTATAAGTTAAATAACTTTCTTTAATATTATTTGTTT